ATGATATAATGTACCTCCAATCATGGCAATATGCAATCCCGTCTGAACGATTACCCTGTTAACATTATGGCATCTTTCCTTAATGTATAAGGGTTCTAACGCTATCCCCCTATCCTCTTATCCCTCGATTTCTAAAAGGGATAACCCTTTGTGTTATCCGCACCCTCTTTATCCTACTTTAAACCGAATTATTATACCCACCTAATATGGAATTAATGTGAAATTTTTGTAACAAAAAATAAGCCGAATGGCTATTACACCACTCGGCCTCTGTAAACTTATATTTTTTTAAATGTATTAGAATTTAAGCTATCTTTCTTTTGAACCTCAATCCCTAGTTCTTTTTGATGTTCATATAATTTCACACCAAGATTAGCTGGAGGAGTAGCAACAAGGTCTCTTAATGCAAAAATATTATCCTTTTCCATTTTGGATATCTTATCTACAACAGTCTGCCATAGTTTCCCATATGTCCTATCTTCCAATACCGTATCTTTACAGTAGCTTGGCACATCTGGATATCCTGCATCTTTAGCTAATTTCTCTAATTTTGTCCATTCAACATCACTTACCGTAAATTGCACTCTCATATATAACACCTCTTTCATTTCTTTTAAGGTAGTTGTTCAGTTTCCTTAAAAGAAACATATCACACAAAAGGGAATTGTTCAATCCCCTTTTATACAAAAAAGGCAGTCACCGTAGCAACCGCCATTCTTTCTTGCTATTTTTTTCAACTCACCGTAAGACTGAAATTTTAACGCCTGTATTCTATCAATTCAAGAACCCCAATTACAAACTCAATGTCCGCACAACATCTTTGTATCTCTCTGACTTGAGTCGGATATCCTCTTCTGTCACACCATAATATCTATATATGTCTTTATATATATGCCGAAACTTCTTCGTTACTTTTTTACTTCCTGAAGCCCCTCCGCCAATATATGCAAACCGTTTTTCGATAATTATATGCATATTATCATTTATGTCACCACATTCTTTCTTAAAATTATGATAATCAATATCAAATTCTGTTGAAGGAATTTCTAATGCTTTCTGCATCCTTTCTTGAATTTGCTCCAAATGGGCTTTCACATCCTCTTGCGATTCACTTTTTAATTGCGGTATATCAGCATATTCGCCAAGCAATTCCGGAGCATACTGCATAATAAATGAAGCTCTCATCTGATTATACTCTTCTTGGATTTCATCCGAATCCTTATCAAGTTCGATGAACCCATATTTATTTACTATATACTCTATTACTTCATCAAGATTATGGCTTTGTGGTTTAAGAGTTTTTTCAACATAAGTTCTTTTTATTTTATTTTTAATTCTCTCAATTTTCTGGCTTAATGTCAGCTTTGAATTTTTCTTGACAACAAATACAGATGTCGGACCATCTGCACCACCTATGACAGAAACCGCGCTATTACCTTTTGCCATAAACCTCTGCACCCTCCAACATAATTCTAATGCGAAACTTCAAATAATCGCGTGTTTTCAACTCATCACAAAGCTGAAAGTATAGGGACTGTATTACTTCGATTTTTAGAAAAGTCCCATCGTCATTAAAACCACGACATCATCTTCATCTTTATGCCCCTTGTTTTCTTGCTGTTTAGAAGCACATTCAGAACACCCTTTTTCTATGGCAATAAGTAATCTTTTAATAATATTTATAAATTTCATGCGTAATCCTCCATTGCTTCGTTAATATTATAATAATTTAAAAAATGACCTTAACTATAACTGCAATTACGATAGCAACTATAACAGTTGCTACATATAGAAGCGTTTTAGGTACACTACTATTCTTATCACTACGTTTAATTTTGCTTAATAAACCAGTCGCCTGCAATGGAATAATCAATGTCACAACATAGATAAGTGTCTGGCTATACATAGAAATATTCTCAAACAATTCATTAGTAAGTCCAATCTTGGATATATCAATAATGTAATAACAAATCAATGCGACTAATCCAATCAGACTTAGACTTCTAATTTCCTTAATAATGCTTTCCTTTTCATGTGCTGCATAATCAGACATGCTTTGGGCTACTTCTTTTACTTCGCTATTCATGTTCTCGCTTTTCCTTTCTCCGTTGATGATTTCAGAAATACTTACATCAAACAATTCAGATATTTCTACTAATAAACTAATATCCGGCATATTACTACCCGTTTCCCATCTTGATACTGTTCTTCCGGAAACATTTAATTGTTCTGCAAGTTGTTCCTGTGTGATATTTTTTGTTTTTCGAAGCTCTTTCAAAAAGCTTCCGATCTTTTTTTGATCCATTCTTGTCCTCCTTTCAACAACAGAATACGTGTTTTTTAACAAATATTACACGACATAAAGCGAGAAAATGTCGTTTTTGCTATTAGACACATTTGTCTAGTGTATTTTTATAGTCTTTTTCCTCTAAATCAAGAGGCAAATTCAAATTTGCGCTTTCATCGAATACATCAATTATAGCACCAATCTTATAATCTTTCTACTATATTAAAAGAAGCCGACTGAATCCCTCCAGTCGGCTCCCTAATACTTTGTCAAATCGCTACTTCCATTCCTCCAACAAAGGTGAATACTATGTTGTCTTTCCGGTGAACCGTCATGCTCTCGACCATGCTACACCACATTCCTTCCTCGAATTCCTCTATAATTTCATCAGCCGCTTCCAGTGTGGCAATGAATTGTTTGAAGTAATCCTCCCGCTTCTGCAATTCAGCAATCTCCGCCGTGGCCTCGTCATACTCGTCTTTAGCTTTATTATAGCGGCGTTCCAGTTCATCATACTGTCTCTGGTATTCAATCTGGTCCATGGCAATCCGGGCATTATCGTGCACCAACTTCTGAATCCGCTCAACCAAGATATCCAATTCGGTTAGCAGCTTTTGACTTTGAGCACGCTGTTCTGTGGTGTCGCACACCATGTCCATCATCAACTTGGCATTGGCGATAAGCTCCTCTCGCTCATCAATGGCGATGTTTGCCGCCTTAACAAAGGCTGTCTGAATCTCTTCCTCAGACAAATGCGGCGTGGAGCATTTACACTCATTTTTGAACTTCCGGTTGCACTGATAAATAATTTTACGGTATTTGCTATTTGAGTGCCAGACCTTGGAGCCATACCAGCCTCCACAATCTCCGCATTTTATCTTTGATGCATATATTCCAACCCCGCTGTATCGACTGGACATTCCTTTTCTTTTTGCCATCTCCGTTTGAACCCGCTCAAATGTCTCTGCATCGATTATGGCTTCGTGATGGTCCTCAACATAGTATTGCGGTATCTCCCCGGTGTTTCTGACCTGCTTATGCGTTAAATAATCTTTGGTGTAATATTTCTGCAAAAGGGCATCCCCTTTGTACTTCTCATTCGTAAGAATGCTCTCAACTGTTCCTTGCCACCAAGTATCCTTCCCTCCCGGACTTTTTATGCCGCGCTTCATAAGTTCCTTACAAATCGCGTGAGGTGTAAGGCCACTAAGGAAAAGCTTATATATCAGTTGCACAGTTTTGGCTTGCTCCGGATTGACAATAAACTCTCCATTCGGTCCCTTGTCATATCCAAGGAACCAGCTGTAGTTTACACTGCAATGGCCATCTGAGAAACGTTTTCGATGTCCCCATGTGGTATTTTCTGAAATGCTCCGGCTTTCTTCCTGTGCCAAGGAACTCATAATGGTAATGAGCACCTCCCCCTTGGCATCAAGTGTCCATATATTCTCTTTTTCAAAATATATCTCCACGCCGATTTCCTTGAGTTTTCTTACCGTCACAAGGGAATCCACCGTATTTCTTGCAAATCGGCTGATTGACTTTGTAATGATAAGGTCTATCTTTCCGGCCAATGCATCCTCGACCATCTGGTTGAATCCGTCTCTTCGTTTTGTATTTGTAGCCGTGATACCCTCATCCGAGTACATCCCGGCAAATTCCCAATCCGTGCGGCTGTTAATGTAATGTGTGTAATAATCCACTTGCGCTTCCAAACTGGATTCCTGTTCTTCATGGTCTGTTGAAACGCGGGCGTAAGCTGCAACCCGACGTTTCCGCTGTTCTGCAATACTTTGTCTCTGCTTATTCAGAGTGGCTGGTATCTTCGTAACTGTAGCCATTATTCATACCTCCCAACTTCAGTTTTATTGTTTTTCCTTCCTTAGTGGTAATAGTAAATATCCGGTTTGCGCCAAAGCTCATGCTTTCCACTGTTTCTTTCAGCCTACCAATATCGAATTCTTCAAATCCCAACACCTCCGAGAGCGTTTCCTTCAAAAACTCCTCTCTTATCCCGCGTTGTTTGCATCCATCTTCCTTATTGATGCATTTCCAGTAACTCACCATTTTCCCACGATTCTTTTCCGTATACTTCCTTATTGGTTTCCCACAGCATCCGCAAATGATCATGTCACCAAATACGGTCTTGCTTGCGTGATATTCATGCATCCTGTTTATTTGGTTCTGCCTTCTGGCATCATCCCAGCTATCGTACCTTGCGTTAGAAACCCATGTGCGTTCTATGACCTCGCCGTTTTTCATATGAAAAATGAGCCTACCGTATTCTGGCACAACAATCTTATCAATGTTGTCGGCCACGGTCTGCTCGTCCCATGTATCCATTTTCAACATGTCATGCAATATTTTTTTAAGTTCTGACATCGGCAGGGCCTTTCTATTCGTGCACCCTTCAACCTTAAGCACTGACCGACATGCCCAATACACTGTCCTTTTACCGCCTTTATTTTCTTTCCGCATTTTGCGATTAAAGCTCTTCCCGCAACATCCGCACTTTATTTTTCCGGACAATGCGTAGGTTCCGTAATTGCTGTTGTTTCTCCACTCGCCAAAGAAAATGTGCCGTCTTTCCATCTCATCCTTGACCGCTTCAAATTCCTCCATGCTGATAATCGCTTCGTGCGAATCCTCGATATAATATTGCGGAAGTTCTCCTTTGTTTCTTTTTGAAACCTTGGTAATAGGGTCCACAATATATGTTTTTTGACACAAAAGATTTCCCGTATATGTTACATTCGTCAAAATCTTATGTACCTGCGGCGGCAATATCTTCTTCCCATTGATGGATAAATAACCATCCGCATAAAGGCCATCTGCGATATCTTCCAGTTTTGCCCCTGCAAGATACTCTTCATAAATACGGCGTACCGTTTGAGCTTCTTTTTCATTGATGACCATTTTGTCACCTTCCCAATCGTAGCCTAGTATCTTGAAATGATAATGTGGCTTTCCACTCTGGTACTTTTTCTGATGTGCCCAGCGGATGTTCTCACTCATGGAACGGCTCTCTTCCTGTGCAAATGAAGCAAGCAGCGTCATCATTAGTTCACCATCTCCGGAGAGCGAACTGATATGCTCCTTTTCGAAGTAAACCTCCACTCCGATAGCTTTTAGGTGCCTTACCGCCTCCAAAAGGTCTACCGTGTTTCTTGCAAATCGACTAATGGATTTTACCAGAATAAG